CTCACATTAGACGCTTTGAATGGTGTTGCTTGGGAGGATGACAGGCAAGTGGTACGCATCTCGGCGGTGAAAGTAGACAAATTTGACAAAGACGACTAAACACACAACACACTTCGCTGACAAATCGTGGGGCGCACGGTTCGACACGATGGGAGACATAAGCGAAGCTGCGTTTGAACGCAACCACGAAAAATGGACACGGTACGGTTTGAACAGACCAGACTTTCCAGTAGCTAGACTCCCGTTAGCGACCAGGTACACGCCCGACTACATCCTCGAAGGCAGATACTTCGTGGAGGTGCAAGGATGCTCCCCGCGTGCAGGTATCAAACTTAAAATAGAAAAATATGTTGCAATAGAAACAGCATGGCACACCGTGATGCCTGTGCTATACTTCTTTTGGGACTCATCTCGTAACATGTTCGTAACAGTACCGTTACAAGATCTTAACAAACTAATCAAAAGTGACCAGACAACACTAGGAACTTTCAAAGACCCAGGGGTTGAGAAACCTTACTGGCAGTTGAAAACAAACATGTTTGAATGGACACACGATGGCGAAGAAGCGGGAGTGGCCTGAAGATCCAACATCTTCACTATGGGCTAACACAAGAACCAAAGCGGCTTTCACGAACAACAGAGCAATGAACGACCTTGAAGCCCTCATATCACTAGCACCAGGGCAAACCGTTGACATCCTCCCGATGGAAAACACACACGACCTGCGCGAAGCATTAGCCGACGCTGTAGACAAACTGTCACCCGAAGAAGAATGGATATTCAACATCCTGTTCATCGCAGGTTTATCGTTACGGCTCGCAGGCAGAGTATTAGGCATACCCAAAACGACGTTAGCTAGACGACGCGACGCTATACGACTGAAACTTTTAGAAGATCTAACAGAAAACCCTGAGGTAAAAGCATGGTTGCACAAAAAGAACGTAAAACCCTCATCGAACGAGTAACAACAGACGGACCTTATACGTGGCAGAGTGCCGCTCTCAGAGCAGCTTTAATAATCGACGACTATTACACGCCACGCGACCCGTCAAACAACACAGCACTCGTTGACTTGAGAAAATATTTAGACCACATGGTGGACAGACGCGACGGGAGTTGGTTAGCGTGGGCTTGTTTAGCTGAACGCACGATACACGCAGCGATAGATCACGGTGTCACCTCGTGGACTACAGGCAAAGGCAAACCCCGTGCTAAACAGCTCGTTGGTTTCCTCACAGAGAAACAGAAAGCATACGGGTATGAGAACATACGCCGTTTCGGTCAGACAGGTTTATGGGTCAGGTCGCACGACAAAGTGGCACGCATGGAAAATCTGATAGCAATGCACGCAGACCCAGGTTGGGAACCTTTAGCGGACACGTTTAAAGATCTGGTCGGCTATTCGACCATAGGGATAATGTTAGACTTAGGGACTTTCGGATTGCCCGTCAGTGGAAATGTCTCCAAGGCAAGCGTCTAACATGTTCATCAACGAAGCGACCCATATCCCGAAACAAGACTGAGCCTCGTCACTGCCATCCATTCCAGCGAAATACGCAGCGACAAGAGCGTCAGCTTCATCGTCATCAAACACTAACAGTAACCCAAGTTTTCCATTAGAGGACCATTTTGCGTGGGTTCCATCATCAGTGTCCAACACTGTTGACGTTGCTTGAAGATTGTCGTAAATTTCTTTAGAGATCTGCCAGCCTTCAGCGTTCAGAAACTCCTGCCATTTCTCCTCAACGTCAACGTTTTCATCCATTGTTATTTAGCTACACGATCCTTAACGAAGGTCTTAGCAACAGACACAGCGGCAGCTAAGCCTGCGATGCCCGCACCCTTCGCTGACGACAGGTCAGCTACAACAAACACACCAAGAAACGACTGGGCGAAAGTCCAAGCCGCTCTTTCTAATAGATCAGTTAAGTTTTTCATTTTCTTTTTTTACTCCTGTTAGCTTTATCATACGCTATAGCGGCAGCCTGATCCCGTTTATAACCCTCCGAGATTAGAGTGCCTATGTTTTGACTAATCGTTTTCTGATCGGAACCTCGTCTGAGAGGCACTGTCAGTACCTAGGTTTTCTAGGTTTACGACGAGCCATTAGTCGTTCTCGTCGAACTTAGCGCGCATACCGTTACCCATCCGTAACATAGCGTCACCAGTTAACGTACCCAGATTAGCTGTAGGGCGTGTCACACTCGACACGACCACACTCTCAGCTTTAGTGCTGGGAGTAGTACCATCTAAATGTCCGTGCATAATCCCCTACTTTCCAAACGGGCGGCCACCCTGGTTGGCGTTGCCCAAATTAGTGTTCCGCAAATAAGATGCGGCTTTCTTAGCCTTCTGACTCATATCCCACATGTTGAATGAAGATGTAGAGTTGTAAGGCTGCTCATCCTGTGAACCAAACGTTTCCTCAAACGTTCCGTACCCCTTACCTTTTCCCATAATATTTTTCCTTACTGAATAAACAGGCAGCCGAACGTTTCACCATTCACCACACCCGTAACCTTCAAAAAACCTTGTGTTTCCTGAAATGCTCTGATAGCGTCACCAGTTTTCTTACCGTAAATCCCATCAACAGGACCTGGATCGAAACCTCGTTCCACTAACTTTCCCTGCACTAAACGCACAGGTAAACCACGGCTACGAGAAGGCCGAGACAAAGGAGTTGCCTTAACCTGCTCGTGCAAATCTTTAAAGAACTGGATGATCGCAGCCCAGTCGACAGTCTCAGGAGCCTCAACGACACCCATACCGCTTTCAACCCAGTTGCCTAACCAGTCACCAGGACATGTCGTGTAGCC